CGTGCATGGTCGCGCTCCTCGCTAAGTCTGTTGATAGATCTGGTCGATCCGCGCTTTCAAAAAAGCCTGGGAAGGATACAGGAGTAAAAATGACAAATAGACGTTATTTTCGTTAAGTGATCAGCGGTCGGTCCAACGGCTACCGGAAACTGACGTAGCGGTTTCCTAGGATTTCAGAACATATGCCCCCAAGGTGTGGACGTAATGTGGACGTTTTTTGCCACTTTGGCGGGGGTAATTATCATGTGCGTGACCACTATGTTTGTCATAGCCAGTCGTTGAAAATCTTGAAGTCCCCATGTGCTGCTCTGTAGAGCGCAAGCCCTTGTCAGGCAAAGGTCTCCAGCCCTATCCAGTCGATTACCACATTGAGCAGTTCGTTGATGAAAACGATGTGATTATTTCTTGAAAATACACTGAGGCGGTCTTTTTCTGGCGTTGACCGCTCTATTTCAGGCTCTTCGTCCTTCTGCTGAATTCACTTCCTATCCCGATCAAGGTGTCACGTCGCTTCCATCTCTTTCCAGAACTCTCACGGTGTGAAATCACCTATTTACGCCAGCGCCTGCAGCCTACTTGCTCTGCAGGTTAGGTTTCACCCCACGAGTGTTTGCACAAAAAAATCATGCAAGGCCCGTCGGCGGGAGGGGGAAAAGTGCGTTCCTTGGCCAAATTTTCTTGTCGCGTGTCTTTCCCCGTGATGTGGTCGGCGACTTGATGAGGAACTTGGCGGCGTTACTGGGGTTGTCCTCGGACCGCCCCGGGCACGACGTTCAAAGATGGCAGCAAGGCGCCCCCCGTATAGCGTCTGGCGGCGCTTCCTGGTGCTGACTGGGCGGGTGCCGCAAGAGATTATTCCGGCGCTAGCCTTTATGGCTTAGCGTGCTTCCAGCTCAAAAGAAAGTTGATTAGTTCGTTGATGCTAAGGCTGGGAGGTGTGTGGCGCTAGGCTGAGCTAAAACAATACATTTGACTAGGTGTTTGTTGGTATGGATTCATATGTAAGAAAGAGGGGGCGACGAGACTTATGCTATGCAAAGTGGAGGTCTGCCAATAGCTAGTGTGCGTCTCTCAAAAGGTATGAAAAACGCACACCAGAAATATTGCTTGGCTTCGCTATCAATGGAGTTCTGGCCAACAGAGTTACATTGATAGCGACATAGGCAAGCCTGCTATAGCTGAGCTGATGCAGGCGAATCAACATTGATACTAGGAGGCTGCAATCGCCTTCAGGATCACTTTGATTCCGATCAGCATTGGCGTGCTTTGATTGATGTCTGGCTCGCCAATGATTTTAAATCCAAGCTCCTCATAAAATGAGACGGCATTGGGTGCTGCATCCAAGTAGATCCCCTTGATCGGGACTTCTTTGTGGACCCTAGCCGCTTGCTTGAAAGCTTCCATCAAGATTTTTTGGCCTATGCCCAAACCTTGATAATTCGAATCAACCCCGAGCATCACCAGCCGTATCACAGGTACGCGTGATGGCAAGTTGGTGTCGTCGATGCCCTTCTGAGCCATTACCTTGTCGATGTCAGACAGAGTGATCGTACAGAAACCAACAACCTCCATTGTCGGTGCAATCGCTCCAATTGCGTTAATATTCTCGCTTTTAAGAGCGCGTTTAAGACTGCCCTTATAGTACGAGTCAATTACACTGACTCCACAACTAAACGCCTTGGAATATTTGTACTTTTCGAAATTGGCAAGCAGGTTGCTGTCAATTTCACATGCCGGCGTCTCTTCTGTTCTCATGTTGCCCTCGCATTAGTCTAAGTAGCGCGCTTGATGGCGCGGCTGTTTCATCCTCTAAGAGGATTTGTTGCACTCGGGAAAAAGCTTCTTCCGAAACTTCTATCCTTCTGTGGCTTTCTATAACGGCTTCTGCTTTTTCGAAGGCGGAAGCCATTATGAAAGATGTCATGTCTAAACCTTGAAGTGATGCAGCTTTTTTTATGAACTCCTTTGCAAAGTCAGTGGTTTTAATTTCAAGTCGTGCGCTTTTGGCTGATTTAAGTGTTTCGTCTAAAGTTGTCATTTTCATACCTACTAATTTTCTTACAGGTTGTTTTCCTTTTTAATTTAGTTAGTTTCACTTTCGTTTTCGGGCCTGATTGGCCCTTTTGATCGCCATGGTCGCTCCTCTCATTGATGTGGGCATTTCAAATTCTTGCGCTGTCATTTCACTTACTTTTTTCGCTAGCGATACGGATGGTATCCGTACAGGGCGGTTTCGTCAACGCCTCGTACGGATGTTATCCGTACGAGGCATGATAGATTGTCTTGCTATCAGCCCGCCCTGATCAACCCCCGCCCAACCCACTCCGCCACCTGCGTAACAACGGCGTTTCCGGCAGCGAAAGCCTCCGCAAGGTTGGCCGCATCCAGTCCGAGGCAAAACCCATCATCCTCAGACGCTCGCTGCCGCTCAGCCATCTGATCCCATCCGTGCGGGTGAGCGACGAAAGTGGTACAGCCCATAGTGATCTGAGATCCGGCTTTGTTTGCCAATAGAGTATTGGCAGCCCAGGCATCCGCTGGGAGTGGCCACTGGATCGCGCGAGACGCTGGAGGTATTGCATCCACTGGCGCGGCGTCAGCCAGGAACTCGATGGGGGGCATTCGTCGATAACCTGCGACCAGGAATACTCGGCGACGCTGCTGGGGGACTCCGAAATATTGAGCATTAAGCACTCGCCAAAATCCCACATACCCGCAGTCCGCAAGGGCCCGGATGACTGTTTCAAAGTCACGGCTATCGTTGACAGCGAGCAGGTTAACGACGTTCTCAAGGACCACCCAGCGAGGTTGAATTTCTTTGAGGATTCGTATGACTTCCCAGAACAGGCCGCTGCGTGCGCCGCGCAGCCCGCGGCTGTCTCGGTTGCTTTCCCGGCAACCGGCGACACTGATGTCCTGACAGGGAAATCCGGCGGTAATGACATCGACGGGGCTGAGGTTGTGAGCGCCGCACTGGCGCACGTCTTCAAATTGCTGTGCATGGGGAAATCGATCGGCAAGCACAGCCCGATTGACCGGGTTGAGCTCAACTTGCCAGGCGCTGCGGTATCCCGCGTTTTCAAATCCGACATCAAAACCTCCTATACCTGCGAACAGGCTTCCAATGGTGGGCTTTTGCATTCATGAACTCGCTGTTCTGGATGCTCGCGGCACGCTTGGGGGAGGCTCTGGGCCTTCAGGTGGTTGAGTGTCCGGCAACGCGGGCACTTGATCTGTAATTCAATGAAGCCGCTTGCGGCGGCGATTTTGCGGTGGCACTGCCCGCAGCGAATGTCTTGTAATGTCAGCATGTCTGTTCGTCCCTGATGATGCTGGAATGGAATGGTTACTGGGTTATCGGCTTTAGTTTTGCCGTTAGCGCTTTGGCCTGCGCGGCGCCGGCGGAAAAGTCCCCGGCGTTGTCCGGTGGTGGAGTCGGTCCGTGTTTATGAATGGCGATCGCCGTATTCATTTGTTCAACCAGGTCGATCAGATCGCACAGCACCTGCAGCACGTTTACTGCTTCGGAGCCCAGCCATGTTTTGGGCGCCTGCAGGCGTTGTCCGATCGCGGTGACACTTTCGCGTAACCCCTGTATCCGCTCCTGCATATCGCCGCCGACGGTCGCGTTGTGCTTCTGGCCGACCACCAGGTTCAAATCCCTGCCAGTGGCCATGTGCAGATCGTCGACAGCTGCCAGGCTGGCCGATCCGCCCGACAACAGCTTAAGCGCACCCAGCGCCTCGATTGTTTTGATCCCTCCCACGGACTCCGTGCTGTGGTCGTCGACCTCTATGGTGCTGCTCTGGTAGCGCTCGGCATTGTCCAGCGCTTCCACCTGGCGCTCGCTCGCTCGATCTGTGATCTTCGCGTCTGTCTGGCGGGTCCAATTGCCCTCAGTGTCGGCGCGCTGTTGGACGGCGTCGCTGTGTTGCCATAGCTGATCGCCTTTCGGCACCTTGGGCAGGCTGAGGCCGTGAGGCAGGATCTGTAAAATAAACGGTTTGTTCGGCAAGCCGTAGGCGAAGCTAATCACCACCGTGGTGCCTTCCTCTGGAAAGGCATAAAACCCCATCTCGGTACCGGCGCCGGGCACCGGCAAGGCAACGCCCAGCAGGTGGGGTAGCTGCGGGTCTGCCTCGCCGTTTGGGCCCAGCACCTCCAGGTCAACGCCATAGCGCGGGCGGAAGTCGTCGCACATGCCAGCGCCTGTCGGAGGATCAGCCACGGCCAACACTCGGGCAAAGCGCGGTAGGTGATAGGCGCCGACCAGTTCAGGAAAGCGCCGCTCAACGATGCGGGTTACGGCCTCTTCCATTTGAGCACCATCTGCGTGCCGGTCAGCGTCACGGAGGTGATGCGCTGACCTTGGTTGATTGTTGCGCCGGGGCGCAGCCCGGGCAGGGCGGTCATCTCGGCACTTTGGTTGCCCTGATAGCTGTCGAATAGCTCGACCGGCAGTTGCAGCGCGGGCCTGGTGCCCCAGTAGCTATCGGCCCAGCTACCTACGTACACCTCGCCGTTGCCTTGCTGGTGCCACAGGAAATCGGAAATGTTGTACACCTGGGCCAAGCTATCCAATGCTTGAATTCCACCACCGAGGGAATAGAAATACGGTGCTCTGACCTTGGCATAAGCCACGTCCGGCACCCGAAAGCGCAGGCCGGTCAATCGGCTGACCTCGTTCAGTACTGTGTTCAGGTCGACATGACGCAGCGCCATGGGCAGGGGATAGCTCAGGATGGCTGCCAGCTCCCGACAGAACATCACCTGTTCCTGGCTATTGGCTGTTGTACAGCGTTCGATATAGCCGACGAAGTGGCGCTGCAGCGGGCTGTTGTTGTAGCCCAGATCCAGCGTCACCAGCCCGCGCTGCGTCGTTGAGGATTTGACCGTGAAGCAGGCTCGCCCCGGGTTGCGCAAGTCCAGACGCACCTCGTCGCTCACCAGGTCAAAGGGTTGGCCGTTGATGCTCAACACTTTGTGCAGCTTCATGGGGTAGGGGCCAAGTAGTCGTCAACACGTTTCAAAATGCCCTCGAAGCCGCTCAGCTCCGGCGCTGTAGAGCCTGGCTCGGTTTCAGATGTCACCGAGGGATCGGCCACCGCATTCCCGGTACCGCCCTGTTGTTGCACCTTGTTCCCGGGGCGGCGGGTCTCGACCCGTTCCGGGTTTGACAGTTTTTCGGTAAGGGTGAATTGCACCCGCCAGGCCGACAGACTGTCATCCTCCCGGGCGCTGATGGTGTCGCTGAACTGCACTTGGCGCACGCCGAAGGCCTCGGCCGTGTCATTGACCACCCGGTACGTCTTGAGCTGTCCGCCGTCGGCCGTGGTTTCTGCCAGACGCATGATGTCCACAAGGTGAGTCCGGTTGAGGTAAGGGATCAACAGCGAGACCGTCAGCGCTTTGGGCTTGAATCCCTTGTGTGAACTGTCGGTGTTGCTAGTCTGGCCGGACATGTCGCCGCTTTCGATCCGTAGGTTGGCCGTCACCTTGAGCGACTTGCCGTTGACCTTCTGGCCATCGAGCAGCAGCGTCATAGGCCCACCAGTTCCTGAACGAAACTCAGGCCCTCTTTCGACCCGACCAGCATCAAGCCAGCGCAGAGTACCCATTCGTGACCTGGTGCTGATCCTGTGAGCAAAGCCCGGCGTAGCTCGGCCATATTCCCAGGGCCGATCAAACGGACGACCATGGCCGTGTCCGGACTGGGGCTGGCCAACTGATCCTGCAGGTCTTTTAACTGCTGATCACGCGCGGCGGCCTGCGCCACCTTGCGCGCAGCCAGGGCGGACAAGTCCGCCAAGGGTGAGCTGTCCGCCGTATAGCTATCCAGGGCCGCTAACTGACCGGACAGTGACTGTTTGGCCGCTTTGGTGATTGTGCAACGCTCCAGGGGCAGGGTGCTCCAGCGTGGAACCGACCCGGCGCTGAGCAATTCCCACTTTTCGGCCTCAAGGCGCGACAGGTGCCGGGCGCGCTTCTCACTGCGCTCGAGCTCCGGTACCGGCATTAGCGCGTTGAAACGTGACAACGCAGTGGCCAATTGGTCATAGCGGGTGGCCAGGAAAATCACCACCAATGCGTATTGGTTACCCTCGGTCCTGCGAATGTTGGAGCCATCCAGCAGCTTGTCGGCGAGCAGCTGCAGCAGATTGGGCGCGGACAAAAAACGCTGATACCCGCGCCCCTGGCCCACGCCACTTTGAAATGGGGTCATGGCGATGCAGGCCGGTGCCTGACCCATCTGTCCGGCCATGGCGGCACGCCCGGCTTCTACAGCGGCTTTTGCGATGGGGCCCACCGGGCCCGGGTTGGTGGTGGCGAGCCCGTCGAGGTCTGCCAGGCGCTTGGCGGTGCCCACCAGCTCGGTACCAGCCAGGTCCTTTGCCGGCCCCAGGTCGTCCATCCACTTTGTTGACTGTGCGGGCCAGCGCATTGCTACGGGTGTCCAGGTCATGCCGGTGGACTCCATTCAATAGCCCTCATCGCCGGCAGGTCGCGATCAGCCAGTGTTTTCGCCAAGGCCCGCTTGAGGCTTTCTGCTTGCTGCAAGGTGGCTTGCTTATGTTTGACCAAGTGCTGGCCAACGACATGTAATTGGTCGGAGGTGTGTTCGCGAAAAGCTTTTTCGTTGTCACTGCCGTAACAGGCACAAAGCGCGTCGAGCCGGCTCACAACCAACCCGGTCAGGTTCACCTGGTCTTCCAGGGCGCTGTCATAGCGGTATGATTCCCCCAAGGCGTCGGAGTTAAACCCGGATTCAATGTATTGGGCACAGCCGCTGTTGATCGCTTCCAGCTTTTGTAGGTAGAGCTTGGCCAGCATCGTGTCCAGGTCATCAATCCAGCGGCCGTTTTTCCAGATTTGCCCGGGTTCCGGCTTTTTCACGGTATAGCCGTTGGGGATAGGGCCTACACCAGTCAGGGTTCGTGGTTCTTGGGTGATCGTGTTGTAGACGATCAATCCGTTGAAGTAATCCAGTAGTTGCCAGATCTTGCCAGTCCAGCAGGCAGCCTTGAACGGTGGTACGTCTGTCGGCGGCGGAAGTTCCACGCAACCACCGGGAACCAAAAATACTCCAGGCTCCAGGGGGGACTCTTCGGCCACGACCGGTCCGACGTACAGGCCATGGTAGTTGGTTTGGTAGACGATTTTGCGGTTCATGAACCACCTCAGTACTTGATACAGACCAGCAGAGCTTCGTTGATCGGACGGGCTTCATCGCCTCCGGCGAAGTTCACAGTGATGACGTGGGAGTGGGTTCCGCCACCACCGATGCTGACGTTGTGTCCATGTGCACCGGCAGCTCCGATGCCAACGTTATGTGAATGGTTTCCCGCCCAATCGGTGGCACTTGCCCACCCATTTGCGCCGTTGGCAGTGGTCAAATTTGGACCACCATTACCCACGTTGCTATTTTCTGCCCTGAAATTGCCATGTTGGTGATTTCCCTGAGCATCAGTCGAGGCACTGTGGACATGATCGCCCTGGGCATCAGTCCAGGCACCATGAACGTGGTCTCCCACTGCTACTGCTGACGCCCCGTGATCATGAGCGAGGTTCTGGTTTTGCTGGGTCGTGCCCAGGGCGCGATTGGAATCAATCCCGCGTGCGTCGTCCCAGGCACGCAGAAAAAGTCCGCGACTGTCGCCGATGTTAAAGGTGGTGCTCCCATCACCAGCGCCGTACCGGGTGCCAATCACCGCAAATAGTTTGGCGTAGACTGTGCGCGATACGTTGGCACCGTTGCGCTTGAGCCATCCTGGTGGTGCAGTCGCCATGTCAAAGGCGGCGACCATGCCCACCAGCGAGTCGCTGATTTGTTGATTGAGGTTATTCAGTGCGGCGGTGGTGGCCAGCACCTCACTGCTATTGGTCTCCGGGTCATCGCTCTTTGCGTTTGGGAGCTGGTCCAGGCCCACATCGGCCTTGGTCGTGGCACGGGCGCGCAACTTTTCGTAGTCCCCGACTTTGGCTGCAAAGTGCTGCACCAAGGGGCCGCTAATAGGCTCAACATTCCGTAGGTCAGTGACGATGACTGAATCCGGCAGATCGGCGAGGGGGATCAGGTAGTGCTGCACGCCGGCACTGTCGATATAGTCGCTGAGCGTGTCGCCCCATTCGATTTGGAACCCTACACTCGCACTGCTTTCCTGGCGGACCAGGGCGACATCGAGCCATACCTTACTCGGCAGGGTTGGCGGGACTACAGGCAAGGCACTGACCAGTTCCACGCGCAGGCCTTCCAGATAGGCCAATCCTGGCTTGAGGTGATAGTCGCCCTCGAGGTTGACCAACTGCAGGCTGTCCATAAAAAAACAGGTTCGCCCGAAAACGTCTCGGTTTGATAGCCGTTCACGCTCATCGATGTCGTGCAAGCGCACGGTAAAATCGTGCTGCCAAGTACTGGCGTCGATCGTCACGGCCGTCAAAGCCTGGGCGCCGTCGAACACCAGCATCATATTGCGGGTGACGTTATTGCCGACCTGGTGGGGCGGGATGTTTTTGCGCTTCTGCTGCACCGGCACGTACCCAACCGACAGCAGCACGTTTTCAGCGGTCTCCAGTCCAATCCAGTTCCAGTCGAAGTCGCCGATATCACTACCCATCATCAGGCTGTAGACCACCTGGTTCGGGTTCACAAACCCTTTCTGGGTGTAGACCTGGGTGTGCACGATTTGCTCGGGCGGCGGCAGAGGGGCGTCACGGTCTACCGGGTTGTCCGGGTCCAGATCAGGCACCAGCGCGAGAATAAAACGCACGACCTCCAGCGCCTCATGAGCAGCTTGTTTCTCGGCGATCAGCCGTTCACCGGCTTTGGTAATACTGGCAGCCATGGGGGCTCCTACAGCGTGGCGACCAGCGTTTGCTGGTCGTCGTTGAAGTCGACCAGGGCCACAAGCAGGGTCACTGGGGTGATGGTCACAAAGTCATAGCGTCGGCACGTGCGTCCGTACTGCAGCACGATCACCCGCAGCAGCTCAGGGTTATCCGAGATTTGCGAGTCACTGAGCTTGAGCAGCACCACGTCCCAGTCCCGATCGGGCAGGCGCTCCTCGATCTCGACATAGCCCACACCGAGGCGGTGCAGGATCCGCATCAGCCCGGCCGTTGAGCCGGCGTCTACTGAATTGATAAAGGCGAACTTGACCCGCAAGCGGTACAAACTCTCGGGTTCGCCGCGAAAGCGGGTAATGTCCCGCTGCCAGGCCAGCAGATCGAGAATGGTCAAATGGCAGCGTTCGGGGTCCATCTGCAGCAACGGCCATTGCATCCAGTTTTCGACGGCTTCCCACCAGGCTTGGGCGGTGGCTTTGAGCTTGGCCAGTTCGCCGGCACTGAGCCAGAACGGCAGATCGAGCTTAAGCATCCAGCACCACCTCCAGGCTTTCGATCCGCGGAATGTTCAGCTCGGACAAAATGTCGGTGTTGGTGAACTGCAGCGATTCGATTCGTGGGAACCGCTCGTGCAGCTCCTCGCCCAGGCGGCTGAACGAAAATCGCGACTGGGGATAGGTCAGGGTGGGCTGGTAGTCGCTGGTGGTGCTTTCGCGGAATGCGGCGCGGATGAACTGCTCGACCTGAGTCTGCAGTTGGGTGCGTTGCTCGGTACTCAGATTCGACCGTGGCCACAGGCTCAGGCGGATGGCGTGCTGGGTCTCTGGCATGACCATCACCAACAAATCATCCCCATGACCGTGGTTGCCGCCTTCGCGAATAAAAGCGTTGATCAGTTGCAAATACTCGTCCGCCGGCACACCGGCCTCGAACAACACAAAGGCATTGGCGCTGCCCGGACCACGTGGAGCCCCGTGCTCGAAATACACACCATCCAGACGCACGCCGGGGAAGGACGCAATCATGGCGCGGTAGACCGCGTCAGTATGGTACTGATTGACCGCTGAAAACTGGTTGCGGGTGCGCAGCCGTAACTGATCGTTGGGCTCCGAGTCAGCCCCGGGCTGACTCAGCCAGTTGTCAGCGTTCACCACCTGGACAATCCCCGGTACCGGCACCGGCAAAATCGCGTAATACCCCGGTGCCAGATTGTAGCCACTGCCGGCTTCGATCGCCTCAACCGGGATGGCCAACTGTGATTCACCGTCACCAAAGATACCGGGCAGGGTGGTTTTCAACTCGTAGATATGGCTATTGATCGCCGCCGATTGCACCCGGGTACCGGCGGGCACTTCCAGCGCTCCGGCCGCTGTGGCTCGAGTGAACAGCAGTTCACCCTGGGCTTTGGTCGAGGTCTTGCGCTCGACATTCACCGCCCAGGCCAGCATGTCCAACCAGCCATCCACGGCGGTCCTGACGAAAAAGTTCGGCAGCACGGTGTCGACGATGAACTGCAGCAGCCACAGCACTGGCCGGGTCACGAGGGCCGTGATGATTCGCCAGAACGGCGACCAGGCACTGGTGTTGCTGATCTTGCTGCCCTGCTCGGCAGCCACTTTTTCCCAGGCTTTTTTCAGTTCGGCCTCGGTGGTCGGGATGCCGGCCTCACGCAGCGCCTCTTTAAAATCCACGTCGCTCACACCGTTACCTTCATATGGCCAAATTTCACCGTGGTTGCAGTCACCAGGTACCTGCCGGGTACCTCGGGCAGGATTCGCGCCGTGCCGGGCACCAGGCGTTCGTCCGCCTCCACCAGTAGTTCCATCTGTTGCCGACAGTCGCGCTGACGCAGCGGATCGCGCTCGGCCACCAGGGTCACCAACAAACCGCTGTCGCGGATCATGTGCGCGATGTCTTGGGCAATGCTTGCGCGATCGTCCACCAGCAATGGCTGGTGAGACGGGTCCAACATCAGGTCATTGCCGGCAATCAGCAGGTCGACGTATTCACTCATCCTGCCATCTCCATCAGCCCTTCCAGCTCGTGGGTGGTCATGGGTTTACTGGTGTGGATCTCCACTTTTTCCACGTGGGTACCCCGGTTTTGCGTGGCGTTGTTCTGGATACTGGTGAGCAAACCGCCTGGCGGTACCGCCGTGGCTCGGTTGGGGGACAGTGATGGGATGGCGGCGTTGATGGTTTGCTGGGCACGTTGCGCGGCGCTGGCCTGCTCGGCAATGTTCATGGTTGCGGTACCGCCTTGCAGCGCCGGCAGTTCGGCAAAACTGGTGTTGATTTCCACGCCGGGGATCATGTTCAGCAGAGTAATCACACCCTTAAAGGCGTTTCCCAGCAGGGCGAAAGGCGAAAGGTTGGCGAAGACCAGCAACAGATCTTCCCAGCCGCTTTTGGCTCCGGTGACGACACCCAATACTTCGCTCAGCCAGGTGATGAAGCGAAGTCCCATATCAACCAGCTGTTCCAAGCCTCGCCACAGGACCTGCACCACGGCCCACATGATTTTCAGGCTCAGTATCACAGGGGTGATCATCACCAAGAGGGCCTGGAACCAGGCGGTTTGGCCGAACTTCATTTTCAGTTCATCCCACCAGAAAATGGCGGCGCCGATGGCCACGACCAGCGCCGCGATCCCAAACACGATCAAGGCCAGCGGGCTGAAAAGTAGTGACAACACACCATACAACCCCGCGAATACGGTCAGGCCCGCGGTAGCGGCTACCAATCCCAGTACGCCGAGGCTGATGTAGCCCATCCAGCGAGCCACATTGGGAAATAACTTGATCCACCGTTGAAATGTTGCGGTGGCCACCGTTAACCGATCGATCAATGGATTGAGTACCGGCAACAGGATCTGACCGAAGGAAATGCGCACCGCCATGATGGCGCTGCCGAAACGTTCCCATGGATCGGCAATGGCGCTGGCCATCTTTTCGGCCTGCTCCAGGCCTTTGACTTTGCCTAATTGGTCGATGCTGTTCCCCAAGTCGCCCACTTTTGGAAGAAGTTGGGTGATTAACCCCATGGCCTGTTTGCCGCCAAACGCCTTGCTGATCAGGTCGGTTTCCGCTGCATCCAACTCGCCAAACCTGGTGTTGAGCTTGCCCAGAATGTCCAACATCGGCAGTAGGCGGCCTTGGCTGTCGGTAAAGGACAGGCCGAGTTTTTCCTGAGCACCGTAGGCGCCGGCCAGAAAGGCCCGATACTTGGTTCCGGCCTCGCCGCCACTCATCGTCGCCTGCAGCGTGCCAAGGATGGCCATCTGTTCGGCCGCACCTATTCCGGCGGAGGCCGCACTGGCGCCCAGGGAGGTAAAGGCATTACTCATGCCTTGCCCGGTTGTCTTGAACATCTGCACCGCTGTGGCGGTCTGCCCAGTCAATTGCTCGACCCACGCGCCTTTGCCCATGGCGTCGGCTTGTTTCTGGAAGATCCCGTACATCGTTCCGACGTAGTTGGTAATGGTGCCGGCATCAGCCTTGGTGGCCTTGGCCAATAGGTTGGATGCCCCGGTGAAAGTCGCCAGTTGGGTGCCGGTCAATCCGGCGATGGCGCTTTGGATGTCATAGGCCGAGCTGACAAAGGCGGTGGCGCTCTCGCCGTAGGCGATGCTGAACTCCAGCGACTTTTGATTGAGCAGGTCCAAGGCGTCCGCTGCCACGCCCAAGCTTTGAACTTCGCCAAGTGCCGCGTTCTGCCCCAGAGCGGGTGCCATCGCGGTTTTTAGCGTGAACGCCGCGCCAACCATTCCCGCCATGCCGACACCCATCTGCTTGATGCCGTTCTGGCCCTTTGTCGCCAAGTCGCTGAACCCAGCTTTCACCTTACCCAGGGGTTGGCTCACGCGGTCAACCAAGCGCAGGATAAAGTCGAGTTTGCTGGTGGCGGAGGTGCTCATTTCCCAAAATCCTTGGCTAACCTTTGAACGCAATTGCAATACCGTTGGCTACGGCGATTTCCATGCGTTTCCAATGTTCATCTTCCAGCCACTTGGCGGTGCCCAGATTGTCGGCCGAGGGCTCGGCGCCGGGTAGCCAGCGTTCAGTCAGTGCCATCAACTGGCCCAGGCTGTCATCACTCAGGCGGTCAGCACGGCCGAGGGCTTTTTTACGATGATTTCAACGTCAGGCGCGTACTCTTCCAGCAGCGTGCCAGCCAGTTGCATGACGAATACCGGGTTGGCCAGTAGCGGTCGCAGCGCATCCTTATGGGCCGGCAGCACAGTGGTGGTCAGCAGGTTGTTGGACGGTGCCACCTTGTTGTTGGGGGTGACGGCGTTGAAGTACTTGGTCACGTCCTGGGGCGCCAGGCTGAAAGTGAATTCCTGCTCACCGATTTCCAGGGTGATGTCGCGACGGTCGCTCATGGCGTGTTCCTTTTGTTGAGATTGGCGAAATAGGCGTCAAGGCAATGCTCCAGGCGCTTTTCAAAACGGTGTTCGAGCTTCAGTAGCGCCTTGTCGAAGGCCTCCTGCTTGCCGCTGTGTTTAGCCATATCGATGCGCAGTTCCATGTTTTCCCGGCGCGCCGTGTTGACTTGGCGAAACAGGTAAATCTGGAAGCCCGCGACACCGGTCAGTACCGCCTCGGTCAGCAGCAACATCACGCTGATGTGCATCGGCGTCAGGTCCATCATGGCCATTTCCCCCGGCCGCCGAAGCGCACGGCTTGCCGCATCAGCCAGGCCAGCGGCTTGGCGGTGCCCTCCTCGAGCAGGGCGTCGTAAAAGATCCGATCGGCCTCGCGCTTGGTAAAGCGCCGGGTCAGGTCGGTGTAGATGTAGTCATGCACCACCGATGGCCTGCGGGTGGTTGAGCTCTGGGCGTCCACCAGGCGGCGCGCCAGGCGGCGCGCCAGGCGCGGGATGCTGGCCAGGTCCGACAGATAGCCAACCGGAACCACGATCAATTGCGACGCCCGGGGCTGGTAACCATTGGGCAATGCCGGTGTCGAGGTGTAGTGGCGGTATTGCAGCGGCTGGATCACTTCCCAACGGTAATGGCCAGGGCGGTGACGCAGTTCCAGATGGCTTTCAAAGGGCATCGCTCAGTAGCTCCAGATCGTCGGGCTGGGTAGGCGTCCGTCTTGCGGCGCCAGACCCAGGTGCAAGAAACGGGCAGGCCCTTTTTGATTGATCCCGATCCGGACAAAGCCCAGGTTCAGGGCCATGTGTAAAATCCTTAGGGCGTCCTGCCCACTGCATCGCACGTCAACTGCCAAGCCTTGGGTATGTTCGCCGGGCACCGCCTTGTACCGTTCCTCGGGGTGCTCGGGGCAGCGGTAGGCACTGCTCAGGACCAGGGGTTTGCCATAGACCTGGCGCAGACGCTGTAACAGCGCCATGAATACGGGATCCATCTCGCTGCCGTCGCTGTCGCAATGACCACAGCGGCACCACAGCTCCGAGGCGTGAAAGTTGGGCCAGTGGGCCTGGTTATCCATCAGCTCAGGCCCTCGATCTCACTGGCGTCTAGGTACGGCACACCGTTGATGCGGATAAAGTCCGGGCTGGTTACGTCGAACGGTATTTTGTGGGTGCTCTTCTGCCCTCCCTTGGGGTCGATATCCAGCAGGCTGGAGATTTTCAGCCGGCAGCCAAAGGCCTCCACGCGCAGTTCGTCGGTGGCGGTCTTGGCAAAGAACAGGGTGTCGAATGGCGCCAGCTTGCGGAACGAACCGGCGCGGCCCGCTGCTTGGATCAACAGTCCGAGGTTGGCGCTATCCAGCTCGAATTCACCGCTGGCCGCAACGTCGCCGTCGACGTGGCCATCGGGCACGCCCTTGGTCTGGGCCACGGCGCTGTTGTCGGTGATGTCCAGGGTGGCTTTTTCGATATGTACCTGCAGGTCACCGAGGTTCACGTCAAAGTTCATGCCGCTGATTCGGGCCATGGCGTTATTCCTCGTCGTCCAGAGACAGGTCTAGGGCGATGTTCGCCGTCAGATCCTTGGGGCAGTTGTAGGGGCGGATCAGCAGATACGCTTCAATGGTGGTGCGGTTCTTCCACAGTAGGGTGATGTCACCATCCCGTGGTGGTTGGATATCGCCTGGAAACTGCTTGCCGGCAAAGTTCGCGGAACGGGACATCTCGCGCAGCGGGCGCATCAGCGTCAGCTTGGTGGCGGCCATGCTATTGGGGGTGCTGTTCACTTTGCGGTCAGCCACCATCTGGATCAGCAGGATCCGCACGCGGCGGGCGGCCTTGTCGACGATGCGCAGGTTTTCCACCACGGTGTAGTCGCTGCCCGGGGCGTCGAGCATGTTCGCGTCACCCCAGAACATGCCGGGATAATCTGGGTAACTTTGCGGTACCGAGAGGCGCACTTTGTCCAGCTCAGACAGGGTTGAGGAGGGCAGCGGGATACCGTCCTTGTCCACCGGGGTCGGACCCAGGCCGACCAGGGCACCGGTGGCCACTCGCATGGGGCTGTCGGCAATACTGACCTCTGCGTTGGCCAAGCGACCGGCGAGCACGCCGAGGTTGTTACCATGCAGCTGGGGCACCACCAGTACTCGGGGCGCAGCTACCTCTCGGGTGATTTGGCTTTGTTCGATCCGGTAGAGTGCCCAGTCCGATGCAGGTGTGATGCCCGCACTGGCGGCCATCACAAACACTCTGCGGCCGTAGCGATTGTTCAGATTGACGGCGGCGTTGTTCATGGCCTGTACGTCTGGACTGCCAGTCACCGGTTTGGTGATGATCACGGCTTCCACCGAAATATCCGCACCCTGGGCCATGTCCAGTGCCTCTTTCCAGTCTCCGTCGGCGGCCAAGGGCACAGCCATGCAAGCCCAGCGGCTTCCACCATTGAGGCGGGCGGCGGTGATCTGGGTTTTCAAGTCGCTGCTCGGCACACCCAGTTCGGTGTCTAGATCGCTTTGAGTGTTGAGTGCCAGCAACTTGCCGACGTTCTTCGCCGCCGGGCCGATAAACAGAAAGTAGCGCTCGATCTCGGTGACCGGGCCTTGGCCCAGGTTGAGGTTGTTGACGCTGACTTGACCTTGAGCCATGGGTAGGCCTCGTTACGTGGGCGAATTGAGGGTTTGTTGCAACACGGCACTGACGATTTCGCGAATGTCACGCGGGCCGGCGCCGAGTGCGTCACGGGCGGGAAGATCGATCTTCCAGCTTTGTTTTTTGGTCTGTCCCTCCAGCTGAGCGAGGATCAAACCGGCCTGCCCACTTTTGAGGTTTTCCACGATCCAGCCCAGGGTTGGCCGCTTCCAACGCTTGCCGTGGCGGGTCTGGTAACCGGCTTTCAGCAGGGCGCGGGCCTGGCGTCGTGTGGCTGATCCAGCGTAATCCGGCGGTTTGCCCAGGTTGCGCATGCGAGAGGCGGTCATGGCGGTGGACAGCCCCGCCTGGTGCTCACCGGCAATACGCATGTTTCGCCGTTGCCGCCACCCCAGGACCGCCTGATTGGCCGTCAACTGAGTCACCTGCAGGCGCTTGCCCAAGCCCCGCAACATCTTGCGTTTGCCCGAGCCTTTGCGTTTATCAAAGGGCGAACCATCCAGGTTGCGTTGATCACCCACCCGCCGATTGTTCCGAGTCCGCAGGCGTTTGCTGGCGTTGTTCAGCAGGCGTCGACGTTTCGCCGCCGGCAGCGCCAGCAACTGCAACTGCTGTGCGGCCTCGATCAAGCCGCGGATGTCGACACTAAACGTCGGGGTGGTCATGGCTGACGGCTCCTTGTTCGGCTATCCACAGGTCAAATGGCACGAATGCCCAGCGCTTGCCGAAGGCATTGATTTCGCCGTCGTCGGACTCGGCCAGGTGCAGCGGTTCGATAAAGTCCAGCTGCAGCTCGATGTCGGCGACATCCGGGGTGAGCTGATCGATCTCAAACACAGGGGCGGTCAACTGGTCGTCCTCGCGGCCTGAATCGTTGACCTCAAGCCAGGAACCCAGCAACGCCATCAGCCGCCCGGGGCTGTCGGCGAAACGTGCGATGACGATCACCGCCCGGTAGCGCATGTCGCCCATGTGTAGCCCTTGTTCGCTGGGCTTCCATTTCAAGGTCAGCGTGACCTGCTCGGCCCAGCTGTCGAACTGCTCGGACGGGACCATGAACCGTTCCACCAGGTCGCGGGTGAGGGCGCGCAGTTTTTCCATCAGAGCAACTCCGCCGTGATTCGGCTGCGCCCTTGGATCAGGCGCACGGCTTGCTGACTGAATGACAGGAACTTGTCCGAGGTTTCGGGGGCTTCCTTGGCCAGGTTCTCGGCCGAGTCACGGCGGATGAAGGTCGCGAACTGGCTCAGCAAAAAGGCCTTGGCCCGGCAATACACCGCGCGCTTGTAGCTGGCGGCCATGAAGGTCCGCTCTGGCAAAATCATCAGGTCAGCCTTTTCAACGTTGGTGATACCGGCGCTCTGCCATTGGGTTTTGCGTCGGGCCAAGTCGCTGTTCACTTCACCCATTGCCAGCGAGATACCGTCCACCAGCAGCTCCAGCAGGTACTCCGCTGGCAACCGGTAACCTTTCTGAAACTCAGCCACGTCCAGGTCTGGCCAGAAGCCGTCATTGACGATCGGTTGAGCGATCAGGGCGGTGGGTCTACCGGAAAAGCTCATGGTTCATGGCTCACTCAAAAAAAACGCGGGGGTGACTGCGTGTGGTCATTGGCACAGGGCCATGGCCTCGGCAGGTCCCCGCTGGGGGGGGAAGTCTTTCAACCCGTGGGGTTGGTCCGACGCAACGCTTTGGTCGCGTCCTCAAGCCGGGTTTTCACACCGATCTCGGGGTAAAGCGCGGTGGCACGTTCCAAGTGAGTAATGGCCTGCGTCCACTGTTCCTGGTCCATGGCGATCATCCCCAGTAACTTGTGGTAGCGCGCCGGGATTCGCTCATAGAGCTGCCATTCGCCGTCCACCCGAGGCAGTAGCCGCGACAGGTAGGGTTCGGGACTGCGTTTGGCCTTGTACTCGGCATCGGCCCACTCGATCACCGTATCTGCGATAAAGGTCGGAATGTCCCGCCTGAAGCGCTGCGGCATCACCTGGCCTTGCTGCAACGCAAAGTCCGCCAGTTCCAGGGCCGGCTCGAACTGTTCGGTGTCGAACAACCAGACCAGCACCTGCATTAGCACCGGGTTGGGGTGGTTCAACCCCGACTCGCGGTAGCGCTACACATAGTCCAGGTACTTGGGTAGCAGTTCTTCACGTTTGAGGCGTTGCCGATCGGCCATGGCGTTGAGGTCCGACAGCCGAGCGCAGTCTTCAGCCAGCGCAGTGGTCATCAGCGCCAGGTGTTTTTGCGCGTTGGCCGGGCCTGCCAAGGCGGTGGTGGGGGTATAGACCTCGCCGGTGATAGCGGGGCCTTGTTCCAACAGGCGCTGTTTGTGTTTCAGGGCCAGGCTCATGACTCTGTGGACTCGGTGACGACCGGCGCTACATCGGCCACGAACTCAACATTGGCCGCTTCGATCGCCGCGAACTTGCCCAGCTGCTCGACGACATAGCCTTCGTTGCGGCTGTTGTAGTCCTCGGTCTGCGAGCGTTTCGGGTTTTCCATCAGGTGACGACGCCACGAGGTGTCCTGAAAGTAGATCGACAGGTTCTTGAAGCTAGTGACCACCACGCCTTTGCTCGGAAAGAACGGGCAGGTGTAGGACGGCAAGCCGCCGTAGGTGGCAATCACCTGGGCCAGCTCCAGACGTTCTTTCTCGGTTGGGGTCTGGCCTTGGGCGGCGTACAGCTTGCCCTTGTCATGGGCCAGCAGGTCGCGGCCGATGATCGCCACCAGGTCGCCGCCATCGCGATATTCCTCGTCGATCATCAAGGACACGTCGAACACCAGGGCGTCGAGGTTCTTGTAGTCGCCCAGGCCACCGATCTGGATTTTTCCGGGTGTCGCGCCTTCTGTCAGGATTTGCTGTGGGGCTTGGTCACGGACGATCTGCAGCCAGCCCTTGTTCACGTCCTGCAGTAGTGGGTTGGCGCTGCGGTCGGTGTCTGCGGCGGCCTTGGTCCCGTTCCAGCCGATCATCAGCCGGTCGAGGCCAATCTGGCGTTGCACAGCGGCGCTGTAGCGTTGGGCGAAGTCCTTGAACTTGGCCCAGGCGTCGATACTGGAGTACTTCAAGGCCACGTCGCTGTGGGTGTCGAACAGCTCGTAGTCCAGGCCATCCAGGCCCAGCAGGTGATGGGCCTCGCGGTCTTTGTTGTTGGTGTTGGTGCGTCCGGTGACGGGACCGCTCAACCCCAGCATGACCTTTTGGCCTTTGATCTCGCTGACGCCCAGGACGTTGATACGCTGCAGGAACGCCGAGGTCAGGGTGATTTTATCGTTCAAGGTCTGGGCCATGGTGGGCTCGACGTTGAATTCCTCGCGCACCGAGGTCACCGCGTAAGTGCGGGCCATGGTGGTTTGCATTGCGTGGTAGCACTGGCGTGCTTCGTTGCTCAGGCTCATCAGTAGACTTCCTCTTGGCTGTCTTCGACGGCGCCAGTGGTTTTAGGCACGTCCTTGCCCTTGCCATGGTTCAGCGCGGTGTTGAACGATTCAGTCAGCTTTTCCATGGACCCTTTGAGCTCTGTGAATTGCTCGCTGGTGATGCTGGCCGGCAGTTCGGTGTTGGCTTTAACGACTGGAGAGGTGGTTGTGGTATCCGTGGGATTTTCAGTGCTGGCCGGTGTGACAGGCTTTTGCGTAGCAAAGGTAGCGGCGCTTTTTTCCAGGCTCGTGGCCACGTTGCTGAGCTTGTCCACCGCAGCGGCAAAGGCCTCGGTAGTTTTCGGGTCCATAGGGGGCATCTCGGTCTTCAGGGGGGCGGGGGATTCTTTGAGACCCATCTGGCTAAACAGTCGGGCGAAAAAGGACAGGGCCGATTCGTCGCCTACGTCGGCGGGGGCGAGGTCTCCAAGGGGCTCCAGTGAGCCGAAATGGTTTCCAGCGTCGGCACGTCTCGAAAAGTGCAGGGGCTGGGTGCCGAGGCTGGACGGGTCATCGGTGACCGCCAAGCCACGCAAGTAGGGTTTACCGGTATCAGCGAACTGCGGCTGGATCTCAATGCTGGTGAACAGCTTCTGAGCTTCTTTGTTGAGCTGTAGCAGCCGATCATTGGGTGCCAGTTTGGCGAACAGGGCGACCTTACCGCCGTCTATGTCCTCGGATTTGACCTCGGTCACGCTGCCGAAATTGCCCATGTAGCGGATGTGCTCGAACCAGATGACCGCGGTATAAATATCCGGGTCATAGGCGGCGGCCATGTCGCGCAGATCCTGCGGATCGATGTTACGTCCGTCGGCAGTTTTGCCGCTGGTGGCGACACGTTTCCAGTCAGAAACAAGGGTGCGGGGCATGGGCGATTCGCTCGGTTTGCATTGCAGTTGGCGCCACGATAGGCAGTGCAAACGCACCGAACAATCAGTTCAAATCCTTGGAGTTCCTATTTCTGGAATCTAGGAATTTCAAGGAATTGAAGCGCGGGTTTTAGAGGGGAAGGGCTGCATAAACTGCGGTCCATGCCTTATTCAATCGAAGTCAAAGACACCGCTAAACGCTTGTACTTGCGCCGCTGCAAGCCACGAGAAATCCAGGCGCAACTCAAGCTGCCCAATATTCGAATCGTCTATTACTGGATCGCCCGGGGCGGTTGGGACGAGATGTTGACGGATGAGGAGCCGCTGACGGCGGTCAGCCGGCGCATCACGTTGCTCCTGGAGAGACCAGGCGCCTTGGGCAAAGGGGATCTAGACGAACTCGACCGTCTCACCACCGTGCGTGAGCGACTGTTGAAACAGTGCGCCAAGCCAAATGGTCGTGCGAGCGACCCGGCGCAGACGGACCAGGATCCGAGAAAGGATAAAGGTGACCGGGAAGCGCAAAGAAAGCGTAAGTCCAAGCCGGTTAAAAACGATATTTCGCACCTGACGGAAGTGGACTTTCTCGACAAGTTCATCAGCAAGCTGTTTGGCTATCAGAAAGAACTGCTGGCTGCCAAACAGAATCCGCTGACGCGTCGGATTCGCAACGTCCTGAAGTGTCGCCAGTCGGGCCTGACCTACTACTTCGCCGGTGAAGCATTCATGGACGCGGTGCTGACCGGTGACAATCAGATGTTTCTGTCGGCTAGCCGGGCCCAATCGGAACTGTTCCGCGGCTACATCGTAGGTTTTGCCCGCGAGTGGTTCGGCATCGAGCTGACCGGCAATCCGATTACGCTGAGCAACGGCGCCGAGCTGCGCTTTATGAGCACCAATAGCAGCACCGCCCAAGGGCCGCACGGGCACGTCTATATCGACGAGTACTTCTGGATCCGTGACTTCGACAAGCTCAGCAGTTTGGCCGGGGCCATGGCCACCCATAAAAAATGGCGAAAAACCTACTTTTCCACCCCCAGCGCGGTCAGCCATCAGGCCTATCCATTCTGGACCGGCGACACCTTCAAGCGCGGCAAACACAAAAAGGCCAGCTTGCCATTCCCGAGCGAGCCCGAGTTGCGCAAGGGCGTGCTCTGTCCCGATGGCCAGTGGCGCAAGATCATCACCATTCACGACGCCATTGCCGGTGGCTGCGACCTGTTCGACCTCGAGCAGCTGCGGCTGGAAAACTCCGATGATGTGTTTGACCAGCTCTACCTGTGTCAATTCATCGATAGCAGTCAGAGCGCGTTCAACCTGGCCGACCTGGAGCGCTGTTATTCGGACCTCTCGCTATGGTCCGACTTCAACCCCGACCCGAAAGCCGATCGCCCCTTCGGCAACGCGCCAGTTTGGATCGGTTACGACCCCAGTCGCACCCGCGACGACGCCACCTGCGTGGTGGTCGGGCCGCCACTGGAGCAGGGCGGCAGGTTCCGGATCCTGGAGAAACATTCCTGGCGCGGACATTCATTCACTTACCAAGCGGCCCAGGTCAAAAAAATCTGCGAGCGCTTCAACGTGCAGCACATCGGAATCGATGTCACTGGCGTGGGTTACGGCGTATTCGACCTGGTGCGCGACTTCTTCCCCCGGGCCACGCCGATCCACTACAGCTTGGAGACCAAAAATACCCTGGTGCTCAAGGCACAGGACACGATCCAGGGGCGCCGCATCGAATGGGACGCTGGTTGGAACGACATCGCCGCGGCCTTCCTGACCATCAAACGCGGCGCCACCAGCAGCGGCCAGATCACCTACAGCGCTTCCCGCACCGATGCCACCGGCCATGCCGACATCGCCTGGGCGGTCATGCACGCGCTGGCCAATGAACCCCTCAACGTCAACAAGAAGCGGCGCAGCCGCTGGTCAACTCTCGAAGGTAGTCATGAACGATCCCAAGCCCCAGACCCGACCGGTCAATCAGGACCAACCCGCGCCGCACAAAGTGCAGGCATTCAGCTTCGGCGCGCCCGAGTCGGTGCTGGCCGGCAACATGGGCGAGTACCTGGGCGTGTTCGCCAGCGACGATGGCCAGATCTATACGCCACCGGTATCGCGTACTGGCCTGGCCAAGCTGCTGCGAGCCAACGCGCACCACGGCACCATCCCGCGTTTCAAACGCAACCTGCTACTGCGTGACTTCCTGCCCTCGGGCGGTTGTAGCGCGCAGACGATGGGGCGGGCAGCGCTGGATTTTATGGTGTTTGGCGAGGCGTACTTCCAGCGCAAGGCTAACATCATTGGTCAGGTGCTGGAGCTGGAGCACCTGCCCGCGCTGAACATGCGCTGTAAGGTTGGTGGTGGCTTCGTGATGCTGCTGCGTGACGGCAAGCAGCTGCATTTCCGCGATGACGAGATTGAACACGTCATGGACTACGACGTGGAACAGAACATCTACGGTGTGCCTGATTACCTGGGTGGTATGCATGCGCTGCTGCTCAACGAGTCTGCCACCTTGTTCCGGCGCCGGTATTACAACAACGGGGCCCATGCCGGTTTCGTGTTCTACACCAATGACCCAAACCTCACTGAGGAGGACGAGAACGCGCTGAAAAGCCAGATCGGCTCCAGCAAGGGCGTGGGCAACTTCCGTTCGTTGTTCGTGAATATCCCAGGTGGGAGTGACAAGGCAATCCAGATCATTCCCGTGGGTGATATCGCGACGAAAGATGAGTTCGAGCGGATCAAGAACATCACCCGTAACGACGTGATCGCCGCCTGGCGAATGAACCCGGCGCTGGCCGGGGTGATGCCGGAGAACGCAGCGGGGTTTGGGGATATCGAGAAGATTGATCGGGTGTATACGAACAACGAGATTCGGCCGATCAGTCAGCTATTTTTGCAGATTAATCAGACATTGCGTGGAGATCGACGGGTTGGGTGGTGGGAGGCTGATCAACGGTGAGCGATGGAGGTTGTTGGAACAGCGAAATTGCACTCGGCTGTGGGTCACCAATTCCCGCCGGTAGCCGAAGGCAGCAAAGAATCAGGAGAGGACTATCGCTCTAGTCATTGGGATTGATACTGTCTTTCATCAGGGTTAGCATTCGGCTTGGCGAATTGCCATCATCAAGGGGTAGTTGTCAGGTCTAAGCTTAGTAATGACGCGAAGTTTTTGGCCCCAGCCTCACTATCGCGCAAGCAGTCCGCTTTACTGCCTTATGATCCGAACTTCTGGTGCATTTGTTGCATTAGCTTTATAAATTAAATGGGGCTTAAAGTAGTCGCATGACAAAAAATACCGTTTGGAATTATTGTGTAAGTTGTAGGCAGAAGACTAATCACGATATTGAGGGGACTCACGAGCACCAAGGACATCCGGATGACTACTCTTGCATGGTTGAGCATTCAGTAGTTAAATGCCGTGGTTGTAATACTGTTTCGTTTCGTCAAGTTTTTCATGATTATGAAGGCGCCTACCCTGGAGAAAACGACGAGTGGGTTGTACCCACTGAAGTTGAGACATATCCGAAAGCAAAAACGGGGAATCTTAAAGCGACACATTTGCCAGATATAGTTGCAAGTATTTATCAAGAAACTTGCGATGCGTATCGAGATGGCGCTTTGACTCTGGCGGGAATTGGTTTTCGTGCAACTATCGAAGCGATCTGTAATGATCAAGGGATTTTAGGAAAAGAACTGAGTACTAGAATCAATAATCTAGCCAGTAAGGGGCTGATTTCTAAGAAAGACTCAACTCGCTTGCATTCTATTAGATTCATGGGGAATGATGCCGCTCATGACATAAAGAAGCCGTCGCAAAAAACTCTTCAGGCGGCTTTAGTTATTGTTGAGCATCTTATAACGACTGTCTATATTATTGATCGAGAATCTGAAGGGAAACTTGATGCGGTTATTGAAGAGTATTCGAAGTTCGAAGAGTTGCTTGATAAAAAGTTAAAAGATTTTGCTGTTGGTGAAGAGCATCCATTGCCCAAATTTTTAGGAAAGGATACGAGGCTGATAAGTGGATCAACAAAGAAGATCGAAGATACGTTAAACACAAAAATCGGGAAGGGTGAATATCTAAAGCTTAAGTTCGGTAAGAAAGAAAAATATCTAGATTCGAAAGAAGAGTTGCAGCATTACGTTGTCGCCTGATTTCGACACCAATCTACGAAATAAAAAAATGCAATGGGTGCAAATCAGCTTGATACAAATGTCTCATTAGATCGAGTGGAGCGGACAGACGAATAGTACAATTACGCAAAAGATCCAGTCCTACATTTTGTATGGCAAAATAGGACCCGTTTGGGTCCTTGGGGTGTGTGGCATGCGGGTGTATTGCAAGTGCGGAGAAAAAGGGCGGATCGCCTCGCGGGATGATTTGTCGCCGGACTTCGCGAAACTCTATTGCCAGTGCACGTCAGTGACCTGCGGCCACACCTGGGTGGCCAATCTGACCTTTTCCCACACCCTGAGCCCATCGGCCCAAACGTTCGACCGACTGCTGTTCGAGCGCCTGCGCACATTGTCCCGGGCTCAGCAACGGGATCTATTTGATCAGTTGGGTGCGGTGCCGATTTCGTAGTCCCGCAGCATTGCTTCGGCATGTTCAAAGCGATCCAGGCTGTGCTTTCCATATTGCGTCAATGCCAGCTTGCTGCGTTCAGTCAGTTGCACATCTGAGGTGCACAGATCAATGAGAAGGGATAGGGAGTGACCGCACTCTTGAAACTCATCGCGTATTTCAACTGCCTGAATTTTAGATTTGCACATAACGGACGCTCCATTATTACGATATATAAGACTGATCGATTTAAGTTGGTAGAAAAATAGGCGTCAAGGCGTTATTGGATGAACGTTTCGAATTAGTCGGATCCTATTTGATTGGTCGAATAATCTTGCATTGATTTCGGATCAATCCCTATTTTAAGAGAAGGCGCGACGTGGTAAGGGCTGATGAGAGGGTGAAGCCTGTTGGAATTGCCTTCACTATGCCTCAAGCACCTTCGCAAAAATAAAGGGCGCCTGAGCGCCCTAAATAATATGTAGCAATTTGTTTTATGGCTGAAGGCTTGTGACTTATGACTAGTGCTTCAGCCCTTCTATATTCACGACGCCATAACAACGTTTCCCGCCAGAATTTTCAAAGGCTGCGACCACCTGAGTACCTGGCAGGACAATTTGTACAAGCCCGTTGCCGGTGTCGTGCTGCAGGACGCGTGTGGCTTCTATCAGGTGAAAGTCCGCCGGCAGGTCCAGTTGCTGGCGAGCCATTTTGAATTGCTCATCTGATATCACAATGAATTGACCGTCGATGTACATGCTATGGCCTCCCTGGCAGGCGCTTACTGTCGTCAGGAATGAACCCAGACCCTAAGGACGAACCCGCGACCTTGAGGTGTTCCACCTCGGCCTTGGCGCGATCAATATCCAACGGCTTTTCGAGATCCAACAGCCCCTTTATGGTCCCCCGCGATTTTTCAATGGCGGTATCAAGGTTGTGGCTTTCGCGCAGGAATTGATAACGGTCGGCGTTGCTGACCAACTCGGCATGGTCGGATAAGTGGACCATGGGCCTTGGGTTATCGTCGATTTTGGACCTGAGGTGGGTGGCTGGCTGACCGAATGAAACAGGCAGTTCAATGAGAAATGTCCCATCGTCCTTCACTTGGGAATTGTCCCTTGTGAGATAAAAGAGCTGGACGCCAACCGAGGCGCACAGATGCAGTTCCCTTGTTTCCACAGCGACCTCTCGGGCTACGGTACATAGCCGGCCAATTAGCTGGTGTGCTGTGATGGTGTTGTCTTCGATTGAGCTATGCATGACCGATAGCCTCCAGTTCAACATCATCGAAACTCAACTCTTCCACGTCGGCCGCGATCACGCGGATTCCGCAAAAGCCATACGGTGTGCCGCTTTGTGTGCCGCCCCATCCCTCTATGTTGTGTAAGTCTGCGGTCCAGTAGGGACCGGGGTTATCGCCGGACTTGGGCGCGCAGCTGAAACTGGAGCCGCCTTCACCGAGCATGATTTTGATCATGCTGGAGCCGAACAAGCGGATCACGGTACGTACCACATCGCCGTTTTCCGCAGCCAGCCGCCAGTGATCGTCCGACCAAAACTGATTGATCATCGTGGCGACCTCTTCGGTCAGAATGGTGTGGTCGACCTCAAGGGTGACTTCATAGTCTTTCCAGACCTCTTTGACTTTGTACTGGATTATTCCGCTGTACTTAGGCGTTGAATCAGAAGACATAACGGTGTTCCCCTTGCGTGACAGTCAAAGTGGTCGGTTTGGCCAGAAGTTCGGCGACGACCGCTGCATCACGCTCGGTCAGATCGCCCAGGGTATGGGCAATGCTGACCAGGCACTCCAGGTGCAAGCGTGCGTCCGGGGTTTTGTGAACCAGGTAACCGATCAGCGCGGTACCGATAACGGCGGTGGCCAGCAGTGGTCGGGATGGTTTGAAAATGCTGGACCCACCCTTCTCCGGAGGGGTGATATCCTTGCTGCCGCTGCTACTGTGGTGTTCTGCTTTCATCAGTTTTGCTCCTTGGTGGTAGTGGTGTCGGGGAGGTGCGAACTCCTCGACACCCTTCATTTACCGACGATCGCCGGTGTTACTGAATCCGGTGAAACTCCCCGTCCCGCTTGAACAGCAGGTCCACGTCCTCAAGTCGGTAGCAGCCACCGACGCCACCCTTCACGACGTAACCCGAAGGGTCTTGCTCAAAGCGAATTGGAAAGGGATAACCGTTGCGCAGTTGCATCCAGCCGATCTGGGAAGCGTATTTGCTGTCGGCTTTGATCTCCGCGTACAACTGCTGGCCAAGGACCCGTGCCGGATTTGGCTTAGCCCCTTCCAGATAGCCTTCAAACACCAACTGGACGGTTTTGCTTTCGAAGCGCTCGCCGTTGTCAGCCAAGTTTTCAGGCCCGATTTTGTGAAACATCGCCTCTTTAAAAGCGCTGATGTACAGCTGCTGCTCCAGTTGCTGCTTTTCGTCTTCATGCATGGTGTTACTCCTCAGTGATGTTGGTGTGGGACGGGTCAACTCCTCTACATCGTCCTTGTCAGGCTTACCGCAATTGGCTTGCCGTGAATACAGGGCGCTGTTCACAGCGCACTTCAAACAATCCCAGGTCTTCACCGTTCACGTTGTGCAGGTGCACCACGGTGATAAGGGCTGGGATGTCACTCGGGTGATCTCGCCAGTGGTCTGCCGCGGCCAGCTCGGCCAGATCCTCGGCGCTGCACTGATCGACGTATTGCGTTGGCAGGCAGAATTCCCCTGGCAGGGTGTTCGCGCAGTAGTAGAGGTTCATGGCCCCACCGCCTTATATCCCCACCGGACTAACAGTTCTTTCCAGAAGCGGCTGCCGTTGGGGACGCGGTCCTGCACCTCAACCTCTGGCGCGTAGTCCATCTTCAGCACCTTCACGCAGTCTTCGAACAGATCGAGGTCGAGCCGTCGTAACGCGGTCAGGTCGAAAGGGTGTTCAACGCCGTCGTACAGGCCAATCAGAAAGCGGCCAATGACTCCGCTTTGTCCTGAGTGATCTTGCGCAATTGAAACCAAGCGGTTCAGTGCCTGGGTGCCAGCAGTGACGATGGCGGGGCGCTGTTGCTGGTAGGCCATAACTTTGGCGAAGGCATTGCTGAGTGAGTCCTTCATGGTGTTTCTCCTTTTCTTGGACGGGGGTTAAGCCTGGCGCACCAGATGCGCAATGAAGGTGATGGGCAATCTGGAGCTCCTTCCCTGTGCGACCCGCTCCTGTACGGCCTTGATTTGGAACTGGGTGCAATTGTCGGCCAGAAAGTGAGTTGCGCCGGCCAGCACCTGGTCGTTGATCAGGTTGAGGAAGTAGGGCGTGGTGAAGCGTTCGCCGACGATGATGGGCACATCGATGCCTCGGGCCTTCAGCTCGGCCTGGATGGCTTTCAATTGAGCAGTTTTGCCGGTGCCTTGAGCGCCTTTGATGACGGTTACTCGCATGGTGAAGCTCCTTTTCATGGGGATTTGATGGGGTGTCGCTGGGTGTTCAGTCGCTCGCGCATGTCTTCGCGAAAGCGGTCGGTTTTCTTCGGGTCGTTGAGCCAGTCGACGATTTCCTGTCGGGACCAGCGTTGCAGCAAGTGGCGGGCGAGGCAGTCCCTCCGATGGACTTCCTGGGTTGAAAGTTCGGGCATGGGGTGGCTCGCGTTAAAGGTGTTGCGCGTGGGGCTGGCTGCGTCTGGAATGTTTGAACTATTACCGTATTTGCTGGGCTGGAAGCCTTGTTTTTACTGATTCCAACTGGCCGAAAAAGTAGTTCAGTGCTAATGGAATGTGCTGAACTATGGTGCTGTGGATAGATGGCTATATCCCTTGTATTTAAAGGCTTGCAGCGGGCATCGATTGAAAGTCTGGAAATGGAATGTTGCTGGAATGAAAAGTAGTTCAGTGCCTTCCACTGACATACCAGTAAGATTTTTTTATAAGTAGCTGTATTCATTAAATAATTACCTAATAGTTCAAAAATTACAGACGGTTTATGGGGCAACACGCAGGCTCTTTGGTAAAACGCAGGCGACACTCATCCAATGACAAAACTCGTTGGAGATCAGTTAGTTGTCAGGCTTTTTTGAACAGCCAGCAGTTAATGGTTCGGCGTTCAATCCGGGAGTAGGCTTTTCGGGTCTCCAGGAACTTGTAGGTGGTGCTTTGGGGAAGGGCGCGTTGCAGCTGAGCCCGCGTGAGAACTTCCTGACCGGCTTTGCGGCAGACTTCCTGGAAGTGCTCGATGTTGATGGCCACCACACCCCGCTCGGCGCTGTGATTCAGGGTTTCGTGAATCTCTTCCCGATCGCCGTCGGCGTCACTGATCTTCACCACTCGCTCATTGAGGTAGTGATAGATCTGCCAGAAGGTGGCCGCGTCGGGATGCTCCGATCGGCAGCGTTGCTGACGAACGATTGCACGCTGCTCCAGGTGCTTGGCCAGGCTTTCCATGTTGGCGTCTGTCCAGTCCGGGAACAGCGCCTGAGTGGCGTAGGCGGCTGCCAACACTTGGGCATGACAGGTGACGATGCGAGCCTCTGTAATCGCGCCAACGGCTTGCAGGCGCTGTTCAAAACGCGGGAAGGCGTCGAAATAGCGGGTCAACCATTCCTGTTCGAATGACAGGCAGCGGCGCAGGTAGCCCCCCAAGACCTTGGCGTCCATAGCTTTGAGCCGGTCAGCGAGTGGTTTAAGGTCCAGCGTGTGATGGTCCTTTGTCGCGTGCAGCTCCACGATGCGTGAGAGCGTCGCCTCAGAGCTGTCCACGCTGTTGTTTTGTGAAATGCCCAGCGCGCCACGCCAGAACGTACTCCGCGTTTCGTTGCCAGTGGTTTTGGCACCGGTGACCCTGAGGGTCGCGTGGTAGTCGAACAGCCTTTTCAGTTCGTCCCAGTTGAACTGCACCGTGACTTTGCGCCCCTGGCTGTCGGTGGACTCTTTGTCCGATTCGATCAGGATCACGGGCAGGTTGCTCACATCAGCGAACGAGCGTGACAGACCGATCGCACTGGCGCCTGCGCCGCTGGGTTGTATCCCTTCGTAGTTTTCCCGACCGGTGAGCCGCCAGAGAAAGCGTAACAAGGTGGACTTGCCTGCCCCGGGTTTTCCTGTGAACTCCAGAAAAGGGAAGGACGCCTGCTTTTCGCCGATCTGCTGGACGAAGTACGTCGCGGTCCACCAGGCCAAGATAGCCAGGCCATTGAGCCCGTTCACAGCGAGGAAGTCTGAGAACCATTCTGGGTCGAAGTCCTGACCACGCTCCAGTGTGAAATTGGCCAAAGTGGTCTTGACGCCATTGCCGTTGATATCAATGAAACCATGGCTATTGACCGGCAGTTCTTTGCCTTGGTGAAAGCCGAAGGTGGGGTAGCAATAGAGCCCACAGCTTTCGTCATAGCCCACAAATGGCAGGCTACGCACGGTGCGCACGGCGCGGTGTTCGTCGTTGAGCCACTTGGCCTTGAGCATGGCCAGCACCGCTTCACCGCCTTCGAAGTTGCCACCCGGTGTGTGCTCGAGCAGCGAGCGGGCGAATCCCCGTGGGTCGGTGATGGCGTTGGGGGACAGCGGCGCCTTGCAACTGCGGCTCTTGTCAGGGAACTTGAAGTCGAAGAAGTAGCGTTGCTCGCTGGTGACGATGTCCTTTTCCAGGTATTCCAGGTTGGGGATGCAGTTGGCCACCTGTTTGATCTTCACGTTTTTGATGAAGATCTCGCGGTTGCCATCGAGCTTGTCTTCGCCCAGGTCGGTAGTCAGATCGCTCTGGTGAACCTTGGCCGAGTACAGACGGTTGCGAAACTCCATCAGGAAAAACGGTACCGGCCGGCGCAGGTACATCAGGTAGGCCAGTTTGTTGGTGTTTTCGGCGGTAAACAGCCGGCCCTGGTATTCGGCCTCGGCCATGAACACCTGGTCCAGTTGGCCGTCTCGGTACACGTCGTCCCAGTCGCGCTCGCCGGCGAGGGCCACCCAGCCGATTTCCTTTTGATCGCGGATCCGGCGCAAGTATTTTGGAATCATCAGGTGCCCGGCCGGGTCATCATCCAGGCCAATGACCCAGGTGATGGACTTGCCTTTATGCAGCTCGATCAGGTTCCAGGGGAAGTTGTTCGCCGAGATTGAGGCGACGGCCTTGAAACCAGCCAGCCACAAGGCGATGGCGTGGAAAATTCCCTCGACAACGTAGATGCGATCGCCTTTTTCGATCGTCATTCCGGGTGGTGTCCAGCAGTCGGCCAGGTAGCTCATACCCTTTTTGATGCCGGCTTTTTTGCCGCCATTGGCTTTCACGGCCGTCGCGTCTATCAGGCGCTCCCAGTGACCATCGCACAGCGGGAAGCGCACGGTGTCGGCCCATTGGCCATCCTTGAGCTTGCGCCGACCTTGGGTGTACCAGCCTTGCATTTGGCTGATGTCGAACCCGCGGTTGCGCTGCAGGTAGGCGTCGGCCGTGGCGTTAGGGTTTTCCTCGGTTTTGGGAAAGCGCTCACTGAGGTTTTCGAACAGGTAGCTGTAACGCTCGCGGGTTTTTTCCTCGTATTGGCATTGGTTGAGCCGGTTGCACTTGAGTTGAAAGGGCTGGGCCCGAGCGATGTACACCGTACGTTCGCCGCACTTGGGGTTGGGGCACTTGCCCTTCTGCAGGTACTTGGTGCCGATGTCTTCGAAGTCGAGCTGGGTGTCGTGTTCCAGGGCCTCGACAACTTCCTTGAGGTAGATGTCGTCGAAAAACTTCTGATCGAGTTTTCTGCGCGAGGTCATTAGCGTGAACCGTCTTTCTTGATGCCGAGGACGCGTTCTGCTTGGTCGGCTGCTTCCATGGCCAGGTGGATCATGTTGATAAAGACGGTGCCCTTTTCGCCTTCCTTCTTCTCCCGAACCAGGATCAGTCCTTGGTCGATCTTGTGCCGTACGGAGCGTTCGCTCAGCCCGGCCCTACGAGCGAACTCGTTTGGGGTCATGTATGGCGTGTCGACGGTGATCTGCATTTGATAAGCTCCATGTATCATTTTCTGAAAAGGTGTACGAACGCGACCTAAATTTAGGTCGCGTTCGTACACCTGTCAAGAGGGGCTATGGAGCTTTTTGAAAAACTGAAGGTGATGCGTCAGGCGGAAGGCCTCACGCAGATGCAGCTGTGTGAGCTGACGGGTATCAATATTTCGACTTGGAAAAGTTACGAGCTACAGAGACGAAAAGAGGTCAGTTCACTTGAACTACTCAAGATCACTGGGCACCCACGGTTCAAGAAATACACCCTGTGGATAATGTGTGACGAAACCGCAACGGAATGCGGCCAGGTCAGCCCGGTTTAACTAATAAAATTTGAAAAAAAGCAGGGAGCAATCATGAGCAAGACAGATGCGGAAAGTCGTGTTGTAACCACCTATTGCCTAACTGGCAGTTTTGCTTCTGGTACTCGCCGTGATGTTGCGGCGGTGCTGGAGCACATGGGTTCCAAGGTGGTCGAGGACTTGAGTGGCAATGTAGATTTTTTGTTGGTTGGGGCAAAGACGGAGTCAGGCAATAGCACCGTCCAATCGGCACTCGACTTTTTGTATCGAGGTCATCGCATCACTCTGTTACATGAAGGTCATTGGTTGGAGTGGATCGGGAGTGACCAGGCAGCCACGTCCTTACTTCCGCAGGCCAAAACGCTTGACGATGCCGGGGCGTTCAAGCGCCCACCGAGCAAGGCCAAAAGAGTTTTGTGGGAAGGGGCGCATATGGTTCGGTGCCAATACCGCAACGCTAAGGGTGAAGAGAGCGAACGGGATGTGCGACTTCAGAAGGTCACCGGTGAGAGTGACGGCCAGCCAGCGGCGCTGGTTGGTTACTGCATGCTTCGCAAAATGAACCGAACGTTCAAAGCGGCCAATGTGGTGTCGTGTGAGTTGATCGACGATCAGCCAGATAGCGAGCTGCAGGCGGTTTTATCTCGCCTATGACGATCAAAAAGCTGGAAGACGGCCGGTATGAAGTTGACTGCCGGCCCGAAGGCCGTAATGGTCCCAGGATCCGGAAGAAGTTTCGTACCAAGAACGAAGCCATGGTGTACGAGCGCCAGATCTTGGGCGACGGCGCCCATGGGGCGTTCGAGAAAAAATTAAAACTTGATGAGCGCCGTCTGTCGGAGTTGGTGGAGCTTTGGTATTCATTACATGGCCAAGGACTCAAGAGCGGTACCCACACACATCGCGAATTGCGGAATATGGTGGCACGGATGGGAAATCCGATGGCTTGCAACTTCACGGCCGATAACTTCGCGGATTACCGTTCCGATCGTCTGGCGGGAAAGTGTAGGAAGCCTGGTTCGAAAACAGGCACGGTGTTTTTAAAGCCCGTCACCATCATTACGACAAACCATGAATTGACTTACCTGTCGGCGATGTTCAATGAGCTGGAACGTCTGGGGAAGTGGGACAAGGAAAATCCGTTGCGCAAGGTGCGCTCACTCAAGTTTGACGAAACCGAGATGAGCTACCTATCACTTGAGCAGATCCAGTTGCTATTGGCCCACCTCGATCAGATCCCGTCTGATGTGGGGTTGGTAGCGCGCGTCTGCCTGGCAACTGGAGCCAGATGGGCAGAGGCGATTAACTTGCGTCCGGAGCGGGTGAGAGATGGGAGAATTTATTTCGTTCGGACCAAGTCCGCCAAGAATCGGACGGTGCCAATTTCTGCTGAGCTGGCGCAGATGTTGGAGAAGCGTTTGCCCTGGGTATCGACCTACAGAAAGGCCTACTACGAGTTTCGCGATGGGGTGATTGCTACGGGCATTGAATTACCTAAGGGGCAACTCACACACGTTCTGCGGCACACGTTCGCCAGTCACTACATGATGAACGGCGGTGACATCCTGACGTTGCAACAAGTGCTGGGGCATTCGTCCCTCATGATGACCATGCGGTATGCCCACTTTAGCCCTGGTCATCTGGCTGAGGTGGTGTTGCTCAACCCTTTGGCGCAGGGGTGTGGACACTTTGTGGACAATTCGAGGTGGTTGGTGGCCGGGAAAGAAACGGCGGAATTCGTTGAAGCCATCTAAATACGTGGCTTGTAGAGGTGTCTGTGTTTTTTTTGGATTGGGCTGGGGAAACGACAAATAGACTTTTATATCTATTTGTTTCGACGAATGGGGTTGTCTATACAAATCTGGAGGGCGACACAAAACAAATGTGGGAGCGGGCTTGCTCACGAAAGCGGAGAGTCAGTCGACGAAAATGTTGACTGTTACACCGCATTCGCGAGCAAGCCCGCTCCCACAAGGGCTCTACAGCGTGCTTGAGGTTATTTGCAGACCTTGGCAATCGCCTCGGCCAACAGGTCAAGACGCGACGCATCGATCCCCGCCACGTTCGCCCTGCCCGAGCTGACCATGTACACGCTGTGGTTATCCCGCAGGTCTTTCACTTGTTCAGGTGACAACCCGGTGTAGGAAAACATCCCGCGCTGCACGCCGATGTGCGCAAAGCGCTCACGCAAACCGTAGGCCTCCAGCGCTTCGAGCAAACCGCTACGCAGTTGTGCAATGCGCAAGCGCATGGTTTCCACTTCGTCGGCCCAGAGGTTTTTCAGCTCCGGGTCGCCGAGGATGGTCGCCACCACGGCAGCGCCGTGATCGGGCGGCGTCGACCACAGGTTGC